CCACATATCACCGAGGATGAAATCAAGGAAATGTTCATCAAGGCAGCAAATGAACTGTTTTCTGAAAAGGATGAAATCATAG